GAGCTAAAGCATAAAACAATGGTTGAAAGAAAAAAAGTTAATAGTAAAATGAGTGTAGTGGAGCCGAAAAAGCTCTCTTAGAATTAAGCTTCTTTTGTGCCATTCTTGCTGACGACATACAATAATAGAAAAACTTATCACAGAGCCGCCTGTGAAGTCTGAGACAAATCTGGGACATAGCAAAGACAGTAAAACAAAATTTCATTTCAAAATCACTTCGGTCAAATTGAACGTTCTTAAAAAATTTATTCCCCTCCAAAAAATTCTTCTGAAAAGTGAAACGTTTTTTTATATAATCTATTTCAGTAATACTATTTTTATAAGAGTTTTTGAATTATATGAGCGAGAATAATGAGTTTAAATACATATCGAATATTTGTTTTATGCCTGATGGACAACCAGCTCCAGAGGTTCTATCTGAACAAGAAGTAATAAAATTCCTGAGGTTGGATGAGGATGGAAAAGGATGTTCTTATACCCTTAAATATTACAGAGATAAAAACCTTCTCAAAGGCATCCAAATAGGCAAAAATTTGAGATATACTAAACAAGAAGTGCTCAACTTTCTGGCTCTTCAGACAGAAAGGTCAAATAAACGCAGGTCAGCCTAACTTTTCACTTGCCACTAATTAAATTAGCGGTAGTGTGTGGCCTCTGCTTAAGGACTAAAAAATTATGAGCACTCATAAAATATATCTACAGAAGGATGAAAGACCTATAAGAACCAAACCTTATCTGGTCAGATGGGAAGGCGAATTTGACCCCAAAATCGGCAAATCAAAACGTTATTCTAAGAGTTTTACTAAGCGAAAAGATGCAGAGAACTTCATTGAGAAACTCAAAGAAGAATTCAATGCAGGTCTTCCAAGAGATAATATTGATATATCGTTAAAACAATTAACAGATAAGTTCATTTCTACTCGTAAAAATTCCTTATCAAGCCTGACTCTCAAAGGATATGAACATACAATCAATGAACTGCTGAAATATTTCTGCCCTACTGTTTCAATTAAAAAAATAAAGCAGGAAGATGCTGAGGAATTCATAGCAAATGTAAATTTTTCTAAACAATTTTATATAGAGCAAGGTAAACAGCTATCAGATTCTGCCAGAGATAAACATCTCCGTCATTGCAAAAAAATATTTAATGTTGCCATGGAATGGGACTATTTGAGAAGGAATCCTTTTAAAGGAATAAAATCAGGAAAAATAAGAAAACAGAATTGGCACTATTTCAGTCCTGAAGAATTTAAAGCAATAATAGATAAAACTGAAGATTTAAGAACAAAAGCACTTTATACAGTTATGTATTTCTGCGGTTTAAGATTAGCAGAAGCTCTTAATCTGTTCTGGGATGGAATTAATATTGATTTTGAGAAAAACAAAATAACACTTGTAAACAGAACAGCAACTCAGGAAATACCGCCATTTAAAATTAAAGATTATGAAGAACGTTCAGTTCCTATGCCAAAACAGGTTATTGATATACTTACAAAATTACAGGATGAGGCGGAAACAGGCAATCCTTTCGTATTTATAACGAAAGCAAGATTTGAAGAGCTTAAGCTTTGTTGGAAAGAGAAATATATTGATAAAAATAGAGCTGGTGATTGGATATTTAGAGATGTACTTCCAAATGCTCTTAAAAATTTCAAGAAAAGATGTAAGGATGCAGGTATAAAATTTAATGAAAAAATGACAATTCACTGTTTGAGAAAATCTTATGCTACTAATTTAGCTAATGCAGGGACACCAGTGCATACTCTTATGAAATTAATGGGACATTCAAATATAGCTACCTGTCAAAAATATTATTTAAAAAGTTCAGATGCTAATGAGGAAAGAGCTGTTAAGGAGCTGGAAAAAATATGTGTTGGGTGAAAAAGAACAAAGAAAAACCAACAATCAAGATTTAAAACTACCGAACTTGTTTCTGCTTCTCTTTTGCTTCATATGTTTGCATTAACTTTTCAAGGACAGCCGCAGCTTGTTGTTCATATTTGTGATATGTAAAAAATTTATAAATAACAACTTCTCTCGGATTATCTACATTATCTTTTCCAAAAAGGTCACAAGCATCAGGATGGTTCTTTGCCTCTTCGGCTGTTAATTTGATTTCTTCAATTCGGAAAGGAATGCCGGATTCTTTAAGGTTTATTTGGAGGTCATTTGGTGGGGTAGAAGTTTTACAAGGGTCTTGTTGCTCAGGTATAAGCCTGAAAGCTGCGAATTCTACATCCATTTCTGCACCACTTTTTTTGCAAGAAGTTAAATTTAAAGTAAAAAATAATAATAATGAAATATAAAGCAATTTATTCATTTTTTATCCTTAAAAGTTTACCATCTATCCTCCCAATGCTCAAACTTTTCCTCTCGCTACCCTGCTATCAAGCACTATTCTATAAGCTTTGCTTTTGATGCACCGTGTTTTTTTATAGCCATCTCATAGACTTCTTTATGACTGATTAACTCCTTGTAACACTCAATATTTTCAAGTAAAGATTCATCCACTGGCCCATAGTCGAAATTTGAATATTCGGGATAATAACCCTTCTTTACATACGCCAAGGCAGTCCAATAGAGTCGAGCTTTAAGATATTCTCTAAGTTGCGGCTGCAACTTATCTTGATGTTCTAAATTCCAATTACAAAATCTAAACTCTTCGCTTGTACCCAAAACAGAATAGGCATTATGAAACCATCCGACAAAAAAGCCGATGAAGATTCCGACAACCAGTCCTAATATCAAAAATCCTACCTTCGTTTTCATTATCAACCCTTCTCAGTATGTAGCTTATTTAACTTTAGTATAATTGCTCATACACCCCTAATTATATCTCCTCTCCACAAGTCAACAATCAATTTCTAAGAACTAAAAACCACCTACCTTCTTCTCAAATAATAAATCTTTTAATTTTGAAAATAGACTGACTATACACTACCTGTAGACTCAAAGTGGGCTGGACTTTACCGCTGGATTGCCGCTGGAAATTAGATTGCTCTATTTTAGAAGTCTAAAAATACAAAAAAACCTTATTCCTGAAGCAGAAATAGGGTTTTTCAAATGGGCGGTACAAGACTTGAACTTGTGGCCTCATGCGTGTCGAGCAGTTTTGTAGTTTTTTTAAGACTTTGCTACACAAGGCTTTAAGATTCTAAGTCTTTTTAGCAAAGAACCTTATCGAGTTCATACCAGTGCGTTGCCGTTCATACAAAACGCTATTGCGTTTAAAAGTGTCTACCGAAAGTGTCCACCAATTAACTGTGATTCCACCACATCATAATTCTTGTGTAAATAACACCAAGAACGCCAATTGCCACAAGAGGGATTCCGACAGGTAACAAGCCTACGCACGTTGTAATCGTGCCAGCTATCATAATGATAAAGAAAGCTATCTGCCTGCCTTTTAATTTTTTACTGCGAAGCTCTATCGTCTGAACTCCGCCGCTGACAGTTGCATTAACATCGTCTAATCTGTGACCGCACTTTGGACAAAACGGCATAAATGAAACCTTTCAAGCTGTAATACATCTTGAACGTATTTTCACCGATATTTAACCGTTGTCAAGAAGTTTTTTAACGGTGCAGGCTCTATTCTTTTGCTATTTCTGGCAGATTGATTTCTGCCTCAATAATTTCTTTTAAGACTTTTTTATGTTTTTTACATTCGCATACAGTTTCTTCTTTGCATTCACAAACCCCGCCAAACCTTAAACTGGTACAACCTTTTTCCATATCATCAAGCAGGGTTTTAAGTTTTTCAATCCTACTAGTCTGCTGTGCGATAGTTAATTTCAAATCCAATATGACATTTAAAACTTTTTCAATACCTTTGTTGCCTTTGAGATTTTTATCAAGTACTAATAGCTCCAAAAGTTTTACTACCGCCAGCCAGCCGCCAGCCCTATCATCAATACCAAAATTGCCGATTTTAACTTGATTCTCTGCCGCCCATTTGATTATTTCTTGTATGTCAATTTGCGATTTTGCCATTTTAAACCTTTCTAAATTCGATTCGATTAATTTCCTTTGTCGGCTCGACATTGTAATGATTGCAGAGCATTTCGATAAAATCTTTCGGCTCAAAATCTGGAAAGCCTTCTTTGATGCACTCTGCTTTTGTAATATCGCAAAGACGCTCTTTCCTGACACTGACAATTTCAATAGGGTACAGCTTTTGCATTTGCTCCCCTTTTCGCAGCCCCATAGCTTTCTTAACAGCCATGACTTTATCGCCAGCCTTTAAAGTCCACCAACCAAAACGGCGGGTAACTGATTTAATTTCATTCTGCATTTGTGCAGTGGTCATCATAAAACTCATGTTTCGCATTAGATAAATTCCTCCGTTTCTAAAGTGTTTTTTATTTTTTTGTTATCATCATCATACTCTAAGGTTACTTCATCGCCTTTTATTTTTCTGTATTTGCTCAAAATATCAGACACTCTTTCAGATACAGAATTTATATCTTGAAATGTTAAAAAAGTTTCGTATTTGATAACTGTTAAAGCCGCTCTGCTGCAATAAAGCAACCTCTGAACGGCTTCTACTTGTAATCGTTTTTTAGGTAAAGTTATATGTCCAAAATCTTCTTTGCCAAAATTCGTAATATCCTCAATCAATAAACAATCCTGAATAATTGAATACTCACAATCTAAATGACCGCATACTGACTTAACTAAGCGACAAATATTTGAAATACCTCTCAACTCTTTTTCGAGTCCATCAAATATAGTTTTGTCTACTTTCATTTTTTCCCTTTCTCTGATAATTGAGGTTTGATTTTGCTGATCCAATATGAATGTGCTGCTTGCTGTTTCCATCCGTAAGGGCCGCCATTATGAATTTGGGCAAGGACTTCTATTGTGACCCGCTTGCCTGTTTTCTTTTCGTAATGCTTTCCCCACCTCGCAAGATACGCCCTTACAATGACTGCCGACTTCTTCTTATTCATCGCGTGTTTTTTATAATCCCACTTCACTCCTAAGACTTCGCAGCCTTCTTGCCAATAATCTTCATGGATTTGATAAGCTCCAAGCGCCCTGCCTGCATCACCGACAAAATATTTAGGATTTCCGCCGCTGCTTTCGGCTCGCATCAATAAGGGCAATAAGATTGAAATTAAAGAATCCACGACTTTACCCCTAACATTCAAAAGAATAATTAATACAAGATATTGCCCTGCACCGGCAAGTATTAATGCACGTATCGCAAAGGCATACACAGGTTTCAACAGGCCTTCGCATTGGCCTGTTAAACTTTGCAAATCCATTTTCGTCATTAGCTCTATTTGCTTTGCCAGCTTTAACGATTCTATTCTGATACATTATTTAACCTCCGTGAAAATTTTCTGAATTATCCAACCAATAATTTACGGCCTTCAATCGTACCAATAAGAAGGTTTGACTTGAATTTTGCTCTTGCAAATGTCAATTCAACACCCATTTCATCAACAGCCTGCTCCGGCGTTTTAATCCAGCCCAAAAGGCGGCTTGCTTCGATGTTCAGGGCTTTTATGAAATCCTGATTAAACTTGAAATGTAGATTGCCATTTTTAAACGCTCTGACCTCAAGCAAGATTTTATCTGTTGAACAATAAAAAGTTTCAGCTTTACCGGCTTCCCAATCGCCGTAATGATGCGTATTAGCGTTATTTGAAAAACCAAGATTGTTGGCAATAGTGAAAATATCATTTATAAAATCGTGTGCCTCTTTATGTAAATTATTAGGATTTTCCCATTTAGTGTAATCGCCGTTATGAATAGCTTTATAACAGTGATTTGAAACAATGCGATAATCCAGCATGTAATGAGTATGATTTTTTTCTTGTTTATATCGCCATCGGTCTTTTTCCCAAGTCCTTTGATTTGATTTATAATTTTTAACACACTCCGGCTCTGAAAGTTCTTTGAATATATCGACAAGCTGATTATTGATGTACTTGTTTGCGTTCTTAATAGTCCAAATAACTATCGCATAGGCATTATCTGGATTGAAGTCAACATTGCAGCTTGCATTTAATTTTTCTAAAATCTCGGTTCTTGATTTGCTAGCCAGCTTCTTTGTGATTTCTGATAAATGGCTGAAAAGTTCCTGCCAGTATTTATTTTTCAATCCTTCAATTTTCTGCTTCAATCCTTTTTTAACTTCTGAAATTTGTACTCCGAGTTCCTTTAGTAACTCTTTATCCAGATTAGACAATGCAGTATAATTGCCTAACAGTGTTTTTATTTCAGCGGTATAAAGGCTATGCAGACGCTCAATAAGATTTTGCCCATCAACAAGATTATTTACGGTCTCGGAAAATTTTGCTTTCTTCTTTGAATAGTTTAAATCTTCATCCTCTGTGTGATCCAAACTACCAAAGCCCGCAAAATATTCATCAAACCAAGCATCGAATGGGTTGCTTACATCTCTGTGATTATTCCATGAATTGCGCCTATCTCCCGGGTTAATTGAGATTTGAATAATATCGACCTTCGCCCTTGATGACCTATCCGACTCTAAAAAATCACCTGTCCATATAATTTTTTTGCTTGCCTTACGTTGCTTTATGGCCTGCTGGATAAGTTTTGAATTGTTCCATCTCGCAGGCAAAATCAGATATATATTTTCGGCGTTTGCTTCTTTGATAATTTTTACAGCCCATTCCTCAAACTCCAAATACGGCGGATTAGAGAAAATAACATCGACCTTTTTGTCAATTAAAGTTTGCAGGTGAAAATCGGTGCCAACAATACTAATATCTTGAGGCATTTTTTGTATATGCAATTCTGCTTTTTCAATAGCATATTTTTTGACACTGCTACGAAATTCGAGCCATTGATTTTTATTTTTATAATAATCGAAATATAGCTTATCTATTCTTTCGAGTACTCTGCCATCCCCAGCACCTATATCAAGCATAGATATATTGCTATCGCCTTTGCATTCTTCGAAAACGGCTGCAATCATTTCATTAGTTGTAGGGTACCATTCAAAATCCTGTCCTGATTCCTTTAATAAATTTATCTTATCTAACGTATTCACAAGAGCATCCCTTCTGTTGCAAATGTTATTTGTAAATGTTATTTTTGAGCTTTCAAATATTTTGACATTTCAAGTAATTGTTTGCCCAGCTTTTCGGCCTGCTGTGCATTCAAGAAGGTATAACGATATTTCTTCGATTCGATGCAAGCGGTTGTTTCCTTTTCTCCGTCAAATTCTTTAACTATGGAAGCGATTACCCCGCAAATTCTCAAAGCGTTTGGTCTTTTTGTTGTTTTATTTATTGTTCTTTTTGTTGCCATAAGAGTCACCTTTCTAAAAAAATGTTTTTAATTCCTTAACTGTATATATAGATTATCGTCTATTCTTGTATAAAAGTCAAGCAATTTTTAGCTTTTTTTAGCATTTTTATTAAAATTCTTAAAATTTATAGCATGTAAACTCCCGATTATGTCCGTAAAGCCATAAACGGCGTAGGATGCGATATAAGAGGTTTTTGCTTTTTATGATGATTCGTATGGACGAAGGCGGTAGTTCTTAAAATTGGCCGGTATAAGAAGGAATTTTTACTTAAAAGCAATCGCCCTGCTAATCTTGCGACAAACAGGGCGAAAACCGGAGGTGTGGTGAAAAACTTTTAATTATCCCAATAATTTATGTAATCTGTTGGTTCTTGCGGATGCAGAGCATTGCCAACTTCTGTATAATTGTCTGGAACTCCCTGACAAGTATTTGCCGAGTCTCTAGCCTGAAACGCAAATGTTAAATCTCCAAATCCATCAATCAGCCATTGAGCATGGTTATATGTTTTACTTCGATTTAAAATAAGCGTCCATGACAATTGAATGCCTTCAAAATCATCACTCCACGAAGAAAAATCAAAAGTAATATAAGTTCCGTTGCTATCTGTTCCAGCTTCGATAATTTGATACACCCCTTCGAATTGATTATTGAAACCTCTTATTAATTCTATTTTGTCACCTGCTTCAGCTTGCAGATTGCCCGTGTAATAAAGTTTAATAACCCTGCCATTAATTGATTGATCGTAAGAATATACATTTATGGCTGCAACTATGATAGGTTCGATACGTTTCAATTCTATCATCTTGTTTCTGTCCCCTGTAAATTCTGTTGAATAAGCAGGATTGCTGCAAATAAGTTTATAAAGCACAGGGTTGCTTACATCTTGACAAAGGCACGAAGTAGCATAAAGTCTAAGCTGAACATAAGGCTTCTGCCATTCCCATTTTGTAGGGTCAGCATTTGGAGATACATTGCTCTCATCTCCTGTTATATTTTCCAGAGCTTTATATAAATGATACTTCCCATTTACAAAATGTTTAACTTTGTCATTTGCAGAGTAATTATCATATTTATTCCAAAAAGGAATGGCATCTTGCTGCTCCTTTGTTAATAGATAATATGGCAAAGCATAATATAGCACTGTATATGGATTGTAATGATGTATAGGTTTAGGTGTCGGCGGCTTATTGTCGGTGGTTATATCTCTTGGCGCATCAACGTGAATAAAAGCTACATTAAAGAACTCCTCGGGGGCATCATCTGAATCTAATATGGTAATTATTTTATTGGTTGTAACATCTGACATGTGCATCCATGCCTCACCATAACCATGACCGCCCGGTGATTGTGGGAATAAAGTTTTAGGTATTAACCTATGCCATTTTCCAGTACTACTTAGTGGAACGTATTCAAAATAACTTTTAAGAGGTGGCTCATCTTCGTAACCATCATTGGGTCTTTCTCTATTTAAATAGTGTATATCAATAGGATGACTTGAACAGGTAAAACCACCAACAGTACACGACTGTGGCATCTCTTTTAAATAAAAAGACAATTCACCAGTATACTCATTAACTACTACGAATTGTTCATAATTGTAAAATTCGTCTAAGCGATATTTAGCTAAAACAGTTTTAGGTGGATTTTTAAGTGTCTCAGGCCATTCATACTTGACTATCTTTTCATAATAAGAAGGCTGTTCTCCTCTTACATCACCACAATTACTAAAGGAGCCTACTTCTATAGGTTCTTCACCACCAACTGCAGCTCCAACATCAACTGTTGTATTATAATCTCCCGGAATCTGAATTGAAGAACTAAATCCGTTATCCATATTATAATCATTGATGTTTGCTAAAAGCTGTGATGCTAATAACTCTTTTGCTCTATAAGCCTGACCACCACAGGAACCATAAACGGTGCCCATTGCAAAACTATTTCCGGCTGTAGTACGATTTACACTAACATCTTTATATTTTGCTAATTTAATCAAATCAAACATCTCTAATAATAGTTCTGGTTTACACGTATAATGTATTTTAGAGGTCATTACATAGTTATTATCAAATGAATAAGTAGCACCTGTCCCATCATGCCGCTCGCTTATATTTTTGCTCCAACCAATAGTGCTGAAATATGTATTATTGTTTTGTGTACCCTTGCATATTTCTTCATTCATTGTTACATAAGTCTTGCCCTCAATCTCATTGTATTTTAAATCTACAATATAAAGTGATTTCATATTATCGGAGTCAAGGGAAATTAAATCGCTTGATCCATCGCAGAGGTGAAGCATCCAGCCAACTTTTAAATTGTCAGTTTCCGTTGAAGACGATACCCTATTGCCACTAACGGTAAAGCTATATATTGGAAGTTTGCCATACTGATTATTTGATGCAGGATTATTGGTTAAATCAGAAACATCCTGTTTGGCAAAATAAGAAATAGAATTATGATTTACTATCGTGCCTTTTTTATATGGCTGATTTGCTCTCCACTGAATACCCTTAACTTTTTGAGGAGTAATCGAAGTAAAATAATCATCAAATTTATTTATTGCAGGAACTTCATTTATACGGGAACCAAACCATTTAGCTGAAGCGTCATAGGTATATGCTCCACCACTTGATCCATTATAATTAATGCCATAGGTATAAGGCGTAAACGATGGATTCCAAGCCTGCTTCCTAAAAGATGATACATCGCTGTCTCTTTCCATAGCACGCATAAAGTTTCTGTATCGACCCATAGTATTATGGAAGCCGCGCCGCAACGTTGCCACTGGAATCAACTTCCATTGTGAATTCAATTGAGACTCGCTAGGCGTGTTGTTTGGATTGAATGGGGCAATTTCGTGCCTAATGGCAATTTTCCTCATGCTTGAAGGAGTATAGACAAACTCATCATCATAATACCAATCGTACAGGCCTGATATTTTTAAAAATAATTCGATGCCTGATTCATTTTCGCCCCAGCATTCATCGGTAACAAGCGGATAAGCATCCCAATCAGATTGCTCGGAATTAGATGGGTCAGAGGAACCTAACGCCTTAATCAATCTCCAATTTGCAGAAAAGATACCATTGGCCGGATACCTCCAACAAGCATCGGACAAAATAACTTCAAGATGATTTTGCAAAGCTCCTGTAATTTTTGGATTTTCTGACCACGTACCGCCTTGACCAGCAGGCGTATTGTACCGAATCGCTCCGCCATAATTGCAATATTGATTACCCGGGAAATTCCACATCTTAGTTGTGTGTTGGGCCAGTATATTATTGCCGTCAACATCTCTCATGCCCCATACCCATAAATTCCTTGTTTCGCTCCATCTTTTATAATAACTAACTCTCGACCTTGCTTCATAACAAGGGCCAAGCGTGGACGGGTCTGTAATATGTAATTGAGACAAAGGAACTTTGCATTTATTATCTTTTGCATATCTGTCATTAACGATGCCGGAAAAAGTTGCAAAGTCCTGCTCTTTATATGCTCTGATTATATGTTCATATTGTTCAGTAGGAAGTACTTGTTTTGGGAAAAATAAAGAAGGATGACATTCAACATCTTCGGTAATTACAAACTCCTCAATATCATCGGCACCTGTATCTAATTTAATATCAAAATACATGACTTTGCCGGGGAAATTATTTGAAAAATCATTAATGTAATTACCTGAATCAGTAACAAGCTGCCATGCTGAATTGCTTGTGTTCCATTCTGTATTTAATTTTGTCCAATAAATATCAAGTTCAGGAACTCTCTGCCAATATGAAGGTAATTGCTCTGGATGAGTACTTTCTATCGTTTGATTTTGTGATGTATTGATAATTTTCTGTATCGCTCTATAAACTTTGATATTAGGTGAATTATTATCTAATACGAGTTTGCCTTTTGGATATTGTCCCCCGCCCCAAGTGTCTCCCTTCCACAAATGAGGAGGAATGTTTTTGACTATCGCAGGAAGCACATCCTTTAACTGCCACGCCCCTTGCCAGCTTACAGTAATTCCCTTTGAATAATTGCTATTTATTATCCATGTGTCGGGATGAATTTTTGATTGTATTCTATCTTTAGTATTGTCCCAATAGCAGCATGGCGGGCCAGCGAAAAATAGTGACCAATTATTAGTGTCAGGTGTTCCATCTGCTTTAACAGGAGGATTATTAGTATTATTCTGCAAAGCTGTATAAAGGTTGCCATTTGGCTTATAGAATTTTATGAAGCCTATTAAATAAGATTCTGTCGGACTCCAATCTTTTGTCCCGTTAGTTGTGTCTTTACAATAGCAAGCAGTTCTTGGAATTTCATATCTATTTTTCCATCGTAACCACCTGCCAGAATAAACCTTTTGTTCTCCGTTTGCCCCTGTAGGTGTTCCCATGCCGTGAGACATATCAAACGTAGAAACTTCATAATCTGCTTTGTATTTAAAAGGAGTAGGACTTTGCAAATACGCAGCATTAGGATTTAAAGGAATGGCAGCAGAACTATACTGATAAAAAGATGAATCATATTGCCCCGGATTACTGAAATTTAATACAACAGCCAATCTGCGCAAATCATCATAAGCAAGAGAATTTATAATCGGATGACATTTTTTTACTCTAACATCTTGCCTGAATTTTTCCCAATCGAATCTCTGCCAGTATTTTTGGTTTTTCTCCATTATTGATACACCGCCGTCAATCTGCCTTCATACATTGTAATATTTCTAACATCCAACGGCCCTACTGGCAGCAGTGTTTCATCAAGATAATATCGTTTCGTCTGGTTAGCTAATACCCTGCTTGTTATCCTAACTCTTGCGCCCACCGGATAAACATACACGCAATCATTTACTGAAACTTCCGAGCCGTCATCTTTCCCCGAACCAAGAGCGTATTCGATTTTGATTTCTTCTGATAAATCCCAATCTGCAGGATTTTCATGTGGGGCCAAAGATGGATATGTAATATCTCCCGCTTTTTTGATGTAAACTCGATTATTTGATGAGTCAACTACAGCCGTATTTTGCGTGTATGGCGGTTCGTGATTTTCTTCCCACTGCGAATAATTGCTGGAATCAAGTCTTACAATATAAGGATTTCCAGTGTATTCTGGGGAATCGCTTGAAGCATAAGGGTCTTGCGGTGTTGGTGAAACTATAATCTTTGCCCATAATTCAGTTGCGGTATTACCACCGCCAGAACCGCCAAATCTTACAATGGCTAACTTGCTGCCTGTCCCTTCTTCTTTATGTAAAATAACTGCTGGGCCAGTAGCAACGCTTTCAAGCTGGGTTACATCACTATCTTTAATATCAGCAAAGCCATGACCTTCATCAATTATATTAAGCTGAACAATTGTGAAACCTGAAGCATAGGCTTTACCAATCGAATTAGGCGCAATAGGCTCTGCTGTGATTAAAAACCTGCCATTTATATGTTCCGATGTAGGGACAACGCCAGTAAAAACTATTGATTGTTTAAAAGTATTTGCGGCTGGGTCAATTTCGCTGCCGCCGATACCGAGGACATTTAAACGGTCAACAGCCGCGCCCGTTGTATTTTTCACAAAGACCATATTTGGAGGCAGCGAGGTTCCTGTATCTGATGATTGATTGCTTTTTCTATTGATGTAGTCCTGGGCTGCATCAATCATTGCATTGTAGGCGCGGGCTGGAATTTTCAGCTTTTCTCCATTATGGACTTTTTTAAAAGAATCAGGCATATTAATTCCCCAAACCTAAAGCCGAAAAATTGCCTGACTCGTAAACTTGATGGACATAAACAGCTTTGGGAACTTGAATCAAACAGTTTTTATCTGTTGCTTTTTCATATCTAACCCATAGATATTCCCAGCCTTTTTTCTCAATGCCTGCTATATCACCAATAGTTACATTGGTTTTGTTAGGACTTGCCGCGAATTTATAATTCATTTCAACATCGCCCGTTCTACCGTGTCTTGATCCACTTGCCCCCATGAACAAAACTTCACCAGCTTTGAAACCGTGCCAATCTGCACTATTGACTTTTCCGACAAGAGTAAAGATTGATGATTTGAAACCGGCATTTACAGAATCATAGCTAACTCGCTTTGTTTCGCTGAAATTATATACAGGAACAATAACATCTATGCCATTAACGGAATTATCATCAACATTGATTGCCCCTTTGAAGTTCGGCGGGTCTGTACCGTATGACCTGACTGTCAATGGTGAAATAGTCTGCGTAATTTTTTGACTTCCGCCGCCTGTGTCAAAATTAAATTCAATATCGTTTGTATTCCTGCTGTTGTAACCATATTGAACAGTACCCGTCCAGATTCTATCTGCAATCTGTTCTACGTCATAAGATGTGCGGGGTATTAATGCCGTCCCCCACAAAGCAGGCGAATTGTCAACAAGAGCCTGAATTGCTTCGGCATCATCCTCTGCTGGCGCATTTCCATTATCGGTACGAATGATTATATATTCAACTGTTGCACTTCGAGCGTTGCCGCCACTTCTTTTCCTTCCAGCCCAGCTTTCAGATACTGTGTACGTCCCTGCCATTTTTAATCTCCAAACTCAACATCGCTGTCGTCCATCTTGTCTGCAATTTCTTCGGTAGCTTCGGCTGTGCGTGCGCTTGAATCTGCAATTTTCTGCATAACTCCGCCGGCACCCATTTGACCGAGACCAAATGCACTGAACGTTCCCGCTGTCGATGCTTTGGTTAATCCTGTATTTGCTTCCCAATCCTTTTTTGGGGCTGGGGTTTTTGCGTTCTTTGACTTCGCAGGCTCTTTTGCTTTTGCAACGGCTGCATTAAATTCTTCTTTGGTCTTTGCTAATTCGTCTGCAACGCCCTTCTTGCCTGCATTGATTCCGTCAATGGTATTTTTCAAACCTTCTTCTACGTACTGATTTGCTCCGGCAAGACCTGCATCAAATTCTTTCTTTGCCTGCTCTCGTTTTTGGCCTCTAGATTTTTCAATACCATCAATTTCCGATTGTGTATCTTTTTCCAGTTGAAGGCGTTTTGCGGCTGCGTCTTTTTCGGCTTTCTCTTTTGCTGCGTTCGCCGTGTCGTCACGTTCTTGCTTATCATCCGCAAGCATACTGTCAAGCTGCTTTCGTGCTGAACCTTCATCAAAATTAGGGTCTGTTAATTTCTTCCACCATATCCAGACGTTCATTAATTTTTTCGCAATCCAATCAATAGTACTCCCCCAAAATTGCTTAAAGCCCGCCCATGCTTTTTTGAAAACCTCAACAGTTGTTATCCAAGCACCTTCAAGAAATGAACCTGATTTGACCCAGGCCTTTTTTATGAAAGCAACAGTTTCAATCCAAGCCACTTGAATGCCGTAAACTGCTGCATCCCAGCCGACTGCAATTGAATAAACGGCTGCATACCAAATTTCCATAATTGCAAGCTTGATGCTGTACCATATTCCAATCATCCACTCTTTAGCCCTAAGCCATTCCATTTTTACAAACAGCCATGCAATACGAGCGGCAAGGCCAATGTCACCTTTTGCAAATGCTGCCGCAATACCTCCGATTGCGTCTGTCGCATCCTGCTTTAGCGTATTGAAGCGGCTGCCAAGCCAATTAAGCATTTTGCCGCCGTACCCTGTGAAATATAGGAACGCTCCCACTGTTGCTGTAATAGCCACGATAATTGCGCCTATTGGTGAAATAAGAAATGCTAAGACAGTTCGCACTGCAATTATTCCGCCGCGAATTATGCCAAAAATTTTACTGCAAAATATCATAGCCTTGCCAAAGGCAAGAAGGCCAATACCGCCAGCAATAAAAGCGGAACCAAGCCAAAATACCATAGAAACAACGCCACGATTTTCTTTTATCCAGCGAGTAGCAGCGCCTATTAATTCAGTCATCTTGCCTGTCCAATCCTTGAGAAGTGGAACCAATGCACTTCCAATTGAATTGATTAGACCATTTTTGATGATGTACCAAAGTTTTTTGAGTTCCGCATGAAATTCAGCAGCAGCTTGTATGTCGTTTGCGCTCATTACCGCTCCGAGCCTTTCAAGTTCTGCCTTATATGCCTGAATTGCCCCCGCACCTTTGTTCAATAAAGGAATAATGCTGGCCCCTGCTTTTCCGAAAATTTTTAATGCTATGCTTATTCGTTCAGTAGGATTTTCAACAGATGCAATCCTGTCAGCAAGAAGCATAAACAATTCATCGGGAGATTTGCCTATTAAATCAGTTGCGGCTAATCCGAGCTTTCCAAAAGCCTCTACTTGCGCCTTTGTTCCTTTATTGAAAGCAGCAATATTCTTGTGCATGAATATCATTGCTTTGCCAAGCCCCTGCATACTGACACCATTTTGGTCAGCAGCGTAAGACAAGCCTTGCAGGGCTTCTACGCCTACGCCTGTAATCTGTGACATCATTTCTATTTCATGCGCGTATGCGGCCACGTGCTTTGCCGCGGCAACAAGAGGCGCAACAATGGCAGTACCAATACCCATCATTTTTCTGCCAAACGATGAAATTGAATTGCCCCATCTTCTAATGTCTGCTTCAGCGAGTTTCAAACCTCGCATTAAAGGGCTTTTGTCCGCGAAGATTTCGACATACGCTGCACCGGCCCTGATTGAACCTGATTTACTTGCCATTGCTGTACACCTCAACTGCTGATATTGGTTTCTGTCCTGTAAACACTGCTTTAAATAAGTCCCTTGATTCTGCGTCTTTTACTTCGACAACATTTTTTCGCTTTGATTCTTTAGCGGTATAAGGATTAAACTCTGACGGGAAAGCCACACTTGAATGTTTCGGGTCTCGGTTGATATTGCAAAGCAATGCCATTAACGCGGAAACCCTATTCCATTCCATCCGGTCACGCATCTCAATGGCTTCAGACATCCACCATAATTCACGAAGCGTGCGCGGCCCGGGGTCAATCCCGATATAACCTGCTAAAATGTAGACGGTTCGCCAAATATCTCGTTCATCTTCTTGTCGATGTCTATTTGGCTTAGGTTCTGCATGATCCGGTTTATTGCCAGATTTATCATTTTCTGCTGCGTCAGGGCCGCCTTTGCTCTGTCCGTCCGACCCCGTTTCTGGAAAAAATCTATAATCTCATCATAAAAGGCATTATGGGCGGCCAGTATTACATCACCGCCCAAGGCCTGACCAAATTGTTCACTTGAAATATTTTGCGAATCTGCTTGAGGCTTAACCATGCAATAAAGCACATCGCACAATAGTATTTCGTCTGTGCCAAGCCTTGTAAGCAATGGAGGCTCACCGGCCTCCGGCTCAAGAAGATTAACGCCCATTAAGTCACGAACTCGCTTTGCGCTGTCGATGGTCAACGAAATTGTCCAGTTTCTACCTGCACTATCTGTAAAAGTTTTCACTTAACACCTCCTAAAAAAATTAAGCTCCGGCAACGTCAACCCATGCGATAAATTTTGACATTTTCGCAGTGACGTCAACTGTGATTGCTTCTTCGAGACCTTCTTTACGGTCAAACTTTGTGATTGAGAAATTTCCGTGCGGGCCAGAACTGTAAGCCTCTGCTTTGCCGCCAGTCATTGCTGCGAGGCAAATTTCACCGCTGGCTAATGCTGCGGCTTTTACCGCGGTAAAGAACGCATCGCCCTGTTTCCAGTTCATTGTCCAGCTTAATTCACATTCTCGAAGTGTTGCTGTTGTAGCTCGCCAGCCCTGATTTGCGCGAGTTGTTATATCGGCTTCGCCTGCTGATACGGAAACGGTCACATCTTTAACGTTTGCCGCTTCAGTTAATGCTGTTAATTCCGCATCTTTCGTGCCGTAGTATAACTTTGCATTGATGCCTAATACAAAATCTGCTGCTGCCATATATGCTCCTTATTTTTTAATACTGTTTGCCCATATTTGAGCAATCTTATTTTGACTATGCTCCAACGCTGGTTGCATATAAGGACGCGCCTTTATGGTAACTTTTTTCCGTTTCTTGTGACTGTAAATAACTGTAGAGCCGCCAAACTCAAGCGTTTCCGGCACATTCTGACCTTTTGCATTTAATAACGCAGGGCCAATAATTACGCTGTCTCTTTCAGGTTCTATCGCAAAGAAAATATTCTTTTTGAATAAACCTATATGACCAAGAGGAGGCTTACCGGCAACACTAACCGAATGTCTGCCTTTGGCTTTCCTGATTGAATTTTTTACGACAGTCCTTACATAACCGCCGATGTAATTCAGCTTTGACAGAATAGTTTTGTTTACGGCGGCCTGAACGTTTGCCCTGTCGGAAAAGTACGCCTTAAACTGAACAATCGGTCTGTCAAATGCAAATCCGGCCATTTACTCAATTGCTCCGCAAAATACATCTACTCTTGAAACGTCAGTCATATTTTTTATTTCTGCTGCAAGCCAAGACATATCGAGCATGTCGAAACTTACACTACAAAGCAGATTATTTCCGCTGTTTGGGTTTTTGATTTCAGTGGGCCAATAAGAAACGATGGAAGCAGAGTCTGCATATAATTGCAGTTCTGTTGCCTCTTGTGTTGCAGGGTCTTTATTGACCTGCATTGTTCCAAGAGTAAACGTAATTGTAGCGATAAGTTGCGCGGGGCCAGATTCTATATTTCTGCCGCCCCATAAGTTAATCTCTACGGTTCCGTTTTCTGCACCAATGCCCGCAACAATAATTTCAATGTTGTTAAAATTAACATTTGTAACCCCTCTTGCGTATGATGGCTTACCATCGTATTTTGCCGCATCAAGCGCAACGTCTGCTTGCGTAACAGAGCGTAATATTTGCCATTTAGATTCGTTCATTTTATAGTCCTTTCTTATAAGCCAAATCTTCTTGCGAATGGATTTGAAGGTGGATTGCCAACAATAAAAAAATAACTTTCTACAAATAATAACTCGTTTCCGGCTGTTGCATTTTCGAGTGATATTATCAGCATACCGTCTGTATCGGTGTTAGCCGCTGTTAATTCAAATTCTGCCATGCCGCCCAAAACAAGATTTATGTCATTATCACCAGATACGCCCGTTACAATTGATTCAACAATGGGATTACCGGTTATGCCAAAACCTTGAGGGTCATAAGTGCCAGCCACAGGGTCTGGGTTATATTTTATAAAATAGCTCCATTGTTCTTGGGGATTTTTTGACTTTGCAAGACGGTAGCTTGAACCATTGTAATAATAGGTAATAAACCACATGCCGTCTTCCCTTCGGTATGACTTTTGGCCGTCAACGATTCCATCTTCGTAATAGGTTCCATTTGGTGAACCATAGAAAAGAGGATTGCCAGTATAATCATTCAACATGCCGTCCCCTGTCACAACTAAATAATTAGCTTTTCTATCTTTTGTAAGAGATATTGATTGTTGACTTACATTTTTAGATAAAGTGCATTTTAAAAGAGACGGGTCAAAATTGTCATTGCCGCCGATAGCATTGTACAAGGGAGTTTTTCCATCCGAGTAGCTAAATACCGGCCCGATTAATCTTTTCTCTGCTGTTTTCTTTTTTAAATATCCGCAAAATATCATTTTTTTACCTCCGCCGCTGAACAGTCATGTCAACGGGCATATAAATTTTTCCTGTCCATTCGCCATCATTCAAATCGATTGGTATATTATTTATGGCGTCAACTGTACTATTTCCATCACCTTCGTTAAATTGCCATTCAGCGCCTTTTGGTGGAGCGCTCCAACCGTAAGAAGTGTTTTCACGAGTTGCACCAGCCGCAATAAATATACCTATATTCCAAGATACCCATTCGTCATTATTAAAGAGACAGAGCCGGTCAATCTGAAACTTAAAATTATCGCTTCCGATTATAAAATCAGATGTATTATTGCAATCTATTCCAATTGTATTTACGCTTGCAACGCCTATATAACCATAAGGACTGTATTCTTCCTTCATAACTTCGACGTCAAGCATAGTATTATTGTAAAGGTCGTTTGGCTCCGCATATAACGCTATATAATGCCACTGGCCATCACTGATATAACCTTCCAGACCTTCATACTTCCGTTGTGAACCAATTCGATAAACTGTGGAATTTTCTGCATCATAAAAATCAACTGACAAGACGCCGTTTATTACTTGTACTTTGAAATTTCCTTTTTGCAGAACTGTCCCGTATAAATCTGATGTTTTAATCCAGAAAACAATACCCCATTGTCCATCAAGGTCTAAATGATTACTGTCCGCCTTTATGTATGGCTTGCTTACGTAAAGAGAATCATGCACGTACTCTGAAATAGTAAGGCTGATAGTTGCTGTACTTGATTTAGCAATCCCGTCATTAACATCGAAAGTAAAAGATGTATTGCCAGCCGAAGTGCTGATAAAAATAACCTGATTACCATAAGAGCTTAAGGAATAAGGTGTATTTTTAATCTCACCCCCGCCGCTTGCTGGGTCATAAAGTTTTCCAACAGTAGGCAAAGACCTGATTGTATATTTTAATTTGCCGGGCACTTGTGGTAGTCCATCATCTGATGCTCTTAAATCAATCTTTTCAGTTGTATAAGCTGATAACGTATATGAATTACTATCCGCAGTGGGCGCCTGATTAGGGTCAATAAATGCCACAGTTGTAAAATTATAAATATCACCTTCAATAGTGGCGTGACTGTTTTTAGAATCAATTCGCCAATAATATGTAGTGCCATATTTCAATGCAGGGCTATATGAAGTGCCGGTCTGATTAAGTTTAAATGCCGGAGGATTAGCCGTGCCAAAATAAACATCATAAGATGCAGCTTGACTTGATGACCAGCTTAAGACTTGATCCAGTGGAATATCGGAATCATTATTTGACGGAATCGGATTAATTGCTTTGCTCGGAGGCGTATCAATTCCTGTCCAGTTTCCAGCCATAGCTGCGAAGTCTCTGAAATTAACAATGTCATCATCAACAAAATCGCAATCGGTTCCAGATGTAAGCCATTCACTGCCGAAGATGTACAGGTCTTCAGTGTTGACTTTTCCGTCATTGTTCACGTCTCCGGTAATTGCAAAACATGAACAATAAATGAGACAGCAAATAAAAATAATTTGAAATGATTTGTTTACCACGGCTGACAACTCTCCATAACAAGAAGCAAAAACTTATTATTTTCCTCTACCACGGAAACATAATTTGGGTCATTCGGTTCAGGAAGATTATTAGGGTCTTTGATTACTTCAGCAACAAATTTGATTACTTCGGCATTATTTCTGCGAAGTTCATTTTTTTGTTTTTTGATATTGATAATTTTAGCAATCGCCTGCCCACTTTCGACTTTTATCCCCATTTTTTTGCACGCTCGCATTGCTATGTCATTCATGTCTTTTGCGTATTTATATACTTCATTTACATCTTGAAGCCGCTGGGCTGTAATATCTTCAATATTTCCATGATATTCTTTTTCAGCGAGTTCCTTTTCTTTCTGCGGTAATTCTTGCCTCATAGCAACAACGGCTGCACTTAAAGAATTTACGTCATTTCCATCGGCGGAATAACAAATCGAAACTAAAATCAAAATAATTAATAAATATTTCATTTCACAAATCCCCTAATAAGAATCATCTTTATCGAACCAATCCAGTACGTGCTGGCTAATTATTGTAAGCGAAGCAATGATGACTATCGCGATAACTGCTATTTTTGATTGTTGAACGGCGGCAAGGCCAGCAATCGCCGCAATCGCAACATTTGATTTTCTACTAAATCCATAGGTTGCTTTGGGATTTTCGTCTTGTAATTGTTCCTGTTCTTCCATTTCAGATTCCTTATTTGATAATTTTAAAACTCAATTTCACTATGCTTGTAAAAACTGACGGGGCCTGAATATGCTCACTCGAATAAAGAGTTATGCTTTGTTTGAAGCACGCTGCATTATTAAGATTTGCATATACTTTTCGGCGGAAACTTTTAGCAATCGTTTCTGCTAAATCCATCAAGGTTCCAACTTCTTCAGCATCGGGCGATTCAACAGCCTTTTGCACTGATACATCTATTTCATAATCGAATGCACTTGCTTCACGGTCAAAGTTGCTTATCTCCACTTCTCTGGGAACAACCGTAATTTTCAAATTCGATAAATCTTTCAATTCATAAAAAGGAAACAGCGAGCGAACCGCTGACAATTGCGAGCCGCCATAAGTTAAAGTCTTGAGCGAATCAACAACGGCATCGGCAAGATTTAATGCAGTGGTATTCGCCATTATTGCCCGTCCTTTGCGTTTAAAATACTATTAGGGTTATCTGATTTGAACGCGCCTGATTTTGCAAGGCACGGCCTCTCACGGCAAACCTCACAAAAGGTCTGCAAGGCATTAATCATTCTTTCCTCACTGTCAGTCTTTTCTTTAAGCTGGCGATTTAGTGATTGCACAAGTGACCAATTGCTATACATCAAATATGCAACGAGAACAAAGCAAAGGCCCAATTCTCCATATTTCATAAATTGGTCTGCGATAGTGACGACATCATTTGACGTTGCCACAGGATTGCTCGTTTCGGCCAGTGCTAAAAATGGTACGCTTGATATTAATATTTTTCCGCCTATTGCCATAAATCTTATGCCTCTAATGAACCAACTTGTTTGCAATGCAGTCTGATATTTTTTCCGTATGGGTCACAATACTTCCAGCATGACTCAACACCTAAGTGATTAACTTCGTAAATTGCCCTGTCAGTTGTAATTTTATCCCCGTGCTGCGGAACCGTTAAAGAACCGTTAAGAATCAAATCTTCAGCAAGGAAAACGAAATCAATAATTTCACCTGCGACTTGAACGCCGGAATCTGATTGAACTTGAATAGGAGTTTTTCCAAGTGTAGCTTTTAGCTCAACACTGTTTGAGCCTCTTGCATAGGTTACGTCATCTGAAGCGTTTGCCTTCAAAGCGTTTGCAAGAAACTCAACTCCTTTTTTCAACAGATTTGTCATTGTGCCTCCGGTACACTTATATCGAGTTAGCCGGTCAAGCCTGAACCTAACCGGCCAACTCACTCAACAGAAAGGAATCAAAAATTGTTTAGGAAAACAATTAGGCTTCTTGTGCCCAGATACCACGAATTGCGGCTATTCGATAACCGTCTGCGCCATCAGCAACAAATTTGATGTAATCGCCTTTCTTTGCTGTTGCTTTGGTATTGGTCAACTTCTTGCCATCGCCGCCAGCAGCAAAACCACAACCGCCGATATTTTTGTCGGCTGCCTGAAAATCTACGTCAATACCGGCTGCACCATCGGCTGCCATGTTCATGACTGTAAACTCAAGACCAACCACTGTTGCTGGCAAGGTTATGCAAGCTGCATCTGCTGTGACTTCGTAGCATACGCCATTTTCACCGGCTATTGCGTTTGCATTTGCAGTTTTCTTGATTCTTGACAGAGTAGGCATTTTGGGATTGAACTTATTGATTGCTATATAAGCAACCGTATCTGCCGCTGCTGCGCCAATAACACAAGTGCCAACGGGATAATCGCCTGCGGCCTGTGCATCGCTGCAAAGCTGTGTAGCGGCTCCGCTGCCCGCTGTCCCGCCTTTCGGGTCTCCGTCTATATCAAAAAAGACAGGCAGGCCAGCGACAAAGGCTTCATCTTTCTTTGGAAATGCAAAAACTCCAACATTTGCAAGAGCGCCTAAAGCACCTGCTGCAATGTCAGATTTTGCAACACAAACCATACCACCAATTATGACTACCGTTCCGCCTGCAACAGCTACGGAAGGCGTATAATCAATGGATTTGCCATCACAATAAAAATCTACCATTTGTATTTCTCCAATTAATTTGAAAAATCATTTACTTTTTAAAACCGGCCCCACGTTTTGAAGTGAGGCCGGATAACGTCAATCAGGACACTGCTTATGCAACGCCTTTCATCTTCACGCTTGCTCTCGGGTCTTGTGCTGCAACACCGAAATCAATATAGCCTCTGAACTGGATGCCAAGCTGGTTAAAGTCTGCATCTGCCGACTCGATTGTCGGATTTTCATTTCCGTTAAGGAAAGCAATCTCGAACGATGCAAGTCTATTCGGGTCTGCGAACAGATACCACGCTGTTGCACTGTTGCCGGTGATTGTGGTATTTCCGAGCCACGAACTTACAACGATTTCGTATGCGCCTGCCCACGGATTGTCCTGCGGCTGCGGTGTACTCGGTGACTCATTGACTTTTAAGCTGGACATAAGCAGCTTTGCGGTAACTGCCAGAGCATTCGGGACAACCAAATATTTTGGTGCAATGCCCAGCGGTTTCCCGTTCGGTTTCTGCTGGTTACGGAATAACAAATCTGCCGCGGTCAAGCCTGCAATTGTCAAAGCCGTATCTGCGCCAGCTTTATAATTTGCCTGATAACCTGTCGGAGTAGCTGTGTACATGCTGCCCGGGTTCGACATGATGAGGCCCCAGATTGCATCGGAAATTGCATCCGCTGCACCGATACCGAGCATCTTCGGAATGTCTGCGAAGGCGTCCAAATCGTCATTGATGATGGTCTGACGATTCATGCTAAACATGATGCCCGATGTATCGGCTTTCTGTGTGTAAACCTGCTCGCCAAGTTTACCGTGTTTCAATTCGCCGTCAGCGCCGACTTTCTGGAAGGTAAGATTGTCCGTCAAGCGATAACGTGAATGAGTTTTGAAGTCATTAACGCTAGCAACCTTAACGATTTTGCGCCACGAATTTTCCTGACCGAGATAAGCATCAAGCAGGATTTTATTTGCTACATTGCTCAAAATGTTTGGCAATGAAACGGTTGAAAATGCTGCACGAATGAAAGCATTTTTATCTGACATCATCAAAGGTAATTCTACACCCTCTGACTTTGCCGCAAGTCTGAACAGGTCAATAATGCCGACCTTGTGATATTTGCCTGCTTCATTTACGGTCTGTTCGCCGTAGGCTTTCAGAATCATTTTCTCATCGGCCTTTGCGCTTAACAGGGCTGCAACTTCAACAACCGAAGAATTTAAACGCTTCTCGGTGTGAACTGCCGGGGCCTTCGGAGTATTAGCCTGAAGGACGTGCAGTTTTGTTGCATCAATAGTCCATTTTTCTGTAATTGCCTTTGCAGCGATTTCATGGCTTATACCTTCAATCTTTTCAATGTCGCTGATTCTCTGATGTTCTGCCGCAGCTTTTGCCGTAATGTCAGTGAGAGCATCCGGCGCGGCCTGTGAGGATTTAGCCTCAACTTTGTTTTCTGGTACGTCAGGCATAATTGCCTCCTTATTAATTAAAAGGTTATTAATTTCGGCTTCAGCCGCTATGCTCGCAGATGTACTCTCATCCGCTCCAAGCATCACAAAACTTATTTCTCCAAGAATTGATGAACGAACGATATAGCAAGGGCCTAAGATTTCTTGGCCGTTTACTTTGGCCTTTTCGTTTTCTGCGAGTAGCTCTGCCTGCTCCACGCCTGCGCCTATACTTGCCTGCCATTTGTAACCAGCATCGTTCAAAGCAATTACCTGCTTGCACTTATCTGATACACCAATAACATCACCCTCTGCGAACAAAGCACCGCTGGTTATTTTGATTTTGTCGGTTTGGCCGATAAGACTATCTATGCTTTGCTCGTGACCAAAAAATATTGGCTTGCTCTGCTGTGTGATTTTCATCCCTTTAAGGTCAACACAAACAGGAATACTCCAACCGCTTAACCTCATCAATCCGCCATTATAAGCAGACATAGAAAAGCGTCTGTTTTTCTGTGTATCTTCAGCTTTTGCTGCTGCTGTTATTTCAAGGGCTGAAGTTTCGCCCCATTCAAATTGAATTGTTTTGACTTTATTCGGCATTTTCTTCGTCCTTTTCGTTTTTATTTGACTTCGTATTCGGAACCGGCATGGCTTCGTTTTCTGTCAGGCCGATTTTTTTCATGTAGGCTTTTTCTTTTGCGCGTTGATCCAATTCCTTTTGCCAATCTTTACCGGCTTTTGCATACTCCTCCGCAAGTGTAGTTGTATTGCTTGTGAGCCTTTGGGCCTGCGCTGCTGCTTCTTTGGCGGGGTCAATATGTTCACGTCCATCCCAAAACCATTGGTGAGCGTAAGACTTCAAAGCTCTTGCCTGAATTGGTAAATAGTCACTTATGAGAATTGCTCTATCAAGCCAAGCGCGGAAAATAGGATTAAGAATTACACGCTCACAGCCTTTCTGTTCGACTCGAATTGACTTGAAATATGTTTGATGATCTAATCTGCCGCTTGCATAATTGTACATTGACGAATTGCAGGCAGCCACGTTATAAGGCATATTTAAACATCGTGCTATTTCGTTTAAAACGGCTTTTACGTAGTCTGAATAAGTGGTAGTAGGCTGCATTGCGTCAACCTGTCCGAGCTTCCAGCCGTCAGGTAAAACCGTTGCGCTCCGCTTTTCGAGTTCTACAACTTCCATCGGTTTTACTTCAGAGGCTTCCCCGCCTGCTGGAATATCGGTATAGATAACCGCGGCATAATCTGCTGCCGTTTCTGCTGCCGCAATTACGGCTAAAGCATACCTGCGAAGATTTGCGAACAAAGGCAATGCAGGGGTAATTTCTGACACGCCTCTATGTTGTCCGGCCCTGTCTGCTCTAAACCAATGACAAACAGAATTAGGCTTATAAGTTTTATATTCAAACATTCGCTGCACGCTTGTGCCGCATGGATGCTGGTCTAAAATGTAATATTGACTAGGATTGCCCCACTCATCAAACTCGATGCCGTCAACCTGAATCATCTGGCCTTGCGCAAGCTGTATTTTTTCCCACGGCGTTGTTAATTGTTCAGGCTCTACCAATTGAACATCTAACTTGACCGGCGACTTAAGAGCGTCATTGCGAACTAAAAGCAAAATTGCTTCCCCATCGGTAACTTTAGCCGTTCGAGCCGTGAGGAGTTTTTCAGCAAGGCCGATTTCTTCAGCCCATTCCATAAACAATGTTTCTATTGCGTCATTGACTAAATCATTGCCAGTTTGCATTTGAAGACGTGGGCCGGTGCCAACGCAATCGTTAGCAAGGGTCAAAACAATGCCTTTTGCGTAGGAATTGTTTGACACTTCATACCTTGCGCGTTTTCTGATGACGTCTCGAACGTTTGGACTTGCAGCAGCATCAGCACTTAAGGAATCCGCCAAGCTCCAATGCTTTGCATTATCTGGGCTTGTCTGGGCCGCATCATAGCGGGCGCGTACAGGGACGCGCAAAGCGTTTGTTAGCGAGGAAACTTGAGGATTTTTTCTTTTCTTTAAGAATCCAAACATTATGCCGCCCCCGATGCTGCTAACTTAACTGTTTTGAATCCAAGACCTCTTGACCTTGCAGCTTCTCTACTTTTTAAATATTTATCTGCCGCAATCTGGTCTTGCAGTGAATGTTGCTCAACTGAACCCGCATCGGTTGTAACCTTTGCAGGTGCTTGTGCGTTCGTCAAGATGTCAATTTCATTTGCCATATTAGGCATTTGAATAAACATCCTAACAAAGTCAAGCATTATGTAGCATTTTTAAGCAAACAAGTTAGATTCTTTCCATATATGGAAACTTTACTTTTCGCTTGATACTATTCTTTCGATAGAAGTATGTCGCTTTCCGCAATTTCTGCAAATACGGTAACGAATGATTTGGTTTTTTGCTTGACGGGTTCCATCAACATAAAAATGACGACAACCACAATTCTTGCACTCTAAACCTATTGATTCTTTTTCGTTGTCATCTACCATTTCCCGCCCTCCTTTCTGCCTGTAATGCTGCCAAACTTAAACGCTGACCGCCTCCGCCCTTTTTCTTTAAAGTCTCCTGACCTTTTACTTTTGCACCGAGTATGGAAGCCGCAACAGAGCAACCAACGAAACAATCTAACCAGTGATTGTCCGGCCTATTTGGTTTTACCTTCCATTCTCTGACATCGCGGCCCTGTCCGTGTGTAAGTGTCCACGTTTCAGAGTTGACAATATGGTCTGCTACTAAATCGTGATTCGTTGCTTTTCCAAAAATGCTTATGCTGCCAGCGTCACCGGCTGTCGTCTTTAATCCTGTATGACAAAGAGACTTCCAATAATTTGTATCAAAGGTTACGTGTGGAAATTCCCGCGTTTTACTTACATTAGGAATATACCAATTATGACCAAACTGCCAGCCCGGGCGGCGTTCGTAAGATGCAATAGGTTTGTTGCCAGCTTTCAATCCTAAACCTTTTGAAAGCATCATCGTAGAGCCGCCAGATTTAAACTTTACTGCTGCAACAATTTCCGGCTTATAGCCCATATCAACCAAAAGCCTGTCGATTCTAATAAGACCTTCGCCACGTTTGAAATCTCTTGCGAGTAAAGACGTAACCAGATGCGTTAAACCTTCTTGTATTGCACCGTCAACGCCCGCGTGCGGGTAAACCGTTGACAATGTTCTATTCGCAGAAAGCAAAGTAAAATAGTGGCGGTGTTGCTCTGGATAAGTGCCATAATCAATAACATAACCTGTAAAATCATCTTGCCAAGCGCATATCATCCAATACAGTAAAGTATCATGTACATCAATAAATGCCGTGAGCTTCGTTGCCTGCATAGGGACTATGCCACGTTCACGCCCGTTTGCTTTCGATGCAAACTGATCCAAAGTCAAAGACTCTGCAAGCTCATTATCAACTAAAGGCTCGTTTTGATATTCGCTCGCAAACATCGATTCGCCTCTGTCATATTTTAAATTCATGGCGTGCTGGATTGCGCTCAATTCGTTTTGCGCATATCTTTGCGGCCATGCAACTTGAGAGCCTTCATCCATTGCCTCACGGTGAAAACTGTAGAAGTCATTCGCTTCCTGCGCATCACCATCGTTACGCAAGGAGGCATCTCTAATTTGCTGGTATTCGTGCCATAGTTTTTGATTCGTGGGCCAACTATAAACCAGCTTTGTTCGTTCGCCGTGCCAAGCTGGATATTTATTTCTATCAAGTAATTGGTCTGCAAGGTCTCCCTGCCGAATAACTGTACAGGGAATAATTATGGCGGTCTTTTGTGCAGGGCCAGCCAGACCAACGACAGCGCCGTTGATAATTGCAAGGCGTTCTTGTGTTTGAATTGCAGAGCGAGCGCTTGCGTCTGTTTGCGGGTCATCACAAATAACAAGGCTGGGCCTTACAGCTTCGCCGTTTGGCATAACGTGCATTGAGCCTCTAAAATTTCCGGTCAATCCAGAAACTCTTATTAATGCACCGGCTGAAACGCTGCCTGAAATGTTAGGAAATACAACTTCGTCTTTGCCCCACGTAATTTCAGTAGGGATGCCGTAATTTTTTTGACCTACGCACTTCCTGCTTTCACCTTCCAATTTTCTTATCGGGTATATCGCTTCTGGGTAATCCCGCAAAAGCATATCATTGCTCTGTAATTGGTTTTTGATATTTTCCAGAAGTGTTTTTGCTGCATCATCACTTGAAGCTATAAGCAAAACAAATTTGTGACGGCCTGAAAGCAAGGCCCAGATAACTGCAACAATGCAAAATGAAGTTTTGCCGCTTCCTCTGGGCATAGCAATTGCAAGAGTTTCGTTATATTTAACAACTCTCTCAATTTTTTTTATTACTCGCAGGTGGTCTTGTGACCATTCAAGTGTAAATAATTGCGGGTAATATGTCTCACAATAAAATTGAAAGTCATCATCTGCACGCGCACGCCTTGCCAAATCCTCTGGCAAAGGTATCGGGGCTATGTCTTGACCTTCAAGAGTTATTCGAGCGCTACGCGCCCGCGCTCTGGCTTTGTTGTTTGAATACTCCGCCGAGCTTGTTTTTTCTAAGGTATTCCGCCGCAACTCTTACATGTTCCTCAACTGGATAATTCTCACTCGTTAGCTTGAGCGGCAAAATATATTGCTCTATTAATTCAAGCCTCCGTGCTGAATCATCGTTGTCATTTCCATTGTTGTCTTTATTTGAATTAAATAAGCCCATCAATTTGCATAATTTGTCCTGGGCCTGCAAAGCAGTTTTGAAATCTCGCTCACTGATTGCCTTAGAATATAAATCATTAAAGCGCGTTATTGCCGTTCCTAATTGTTCATCCCTGACATAATCGGCGGCAAGTGTTAGCTTTTTTCTTGCTTCGCTTATCGTAGTAGCTGCGTCATCGTCTGACATTCTCAAAGTATTGATGCAGTATGTTTTGACTTTTTCAATCGCTGCACCCTGCGTCAATAACAATAACACCGTGTCAATCTTATCGTTTTTAGGCTCCGCCATGTCTAACCTTCATTTTTTTTAAAAATGCCACAAAATCATCAATGTTTAAAAATAAATTGGCAAGCTCTTTCCCAAAAGACTCTTTAGCGTCAAACATAGCACTCTCGGTAAACAAGGAAGTCATGACAAAGTAAGTGTTTGGTCTTTCTTCGGCCTGCGTTAATATACGTCCACAAAAATGCTCAAGCATAGAATTGCCTATTGACATTCCACCCCAATCGAAAAACAAAACATCATAATTTCTTTCCTCAATACAATCCGGCTTTTTTTCGACTTTTATTTTAATTTTTTTAAAACCGTTATCTTCGAGTTTTTGCCTGATTTGTCGAGCTTCTTCTTCAGGCTCTCCGGCAATATCGCAAAAGTACTTACATATCAATCCCATTTTCAATTCCTTTCGTTATAATAAATCTTTGAGATTTAATTTGCCTTCCTTACGTTCTTTTTTGTGCGTTCGCTTTTTTGTATATCGCCCGGGGATTTCTCCCCCAGAATGCAGCCTTGATTTCCAATATTCCTTATTGCCTTTTTTTTCAGCTTTGATTTTGTGAAATGTTCGACTCATTAGGCTGCCTCACTTTCTTTTTTGTTCACTGACGTTTTAATCCAATTAATTGCAGCTTCTTTAGAGAGTACATTTGCATCAATTATGTAATCGCATTCATTTCTATCTGCTGTAGTTAATCCTGCTGCATATCCGAAACCACCATCAATGGTACCATCAAGCAATCTTGCGCTTCCAAGAGCCATGACGATTCGAGGGAAAGCAATATCGCACATTACAAAAGCAAGACTGCCGACATTCAAAGGCATCGAGCTATTTTTCAAAACGATTTTGCTGGTAAACCATTCAGCTTTATTTGTCAAATGCCGTATTGTAAAATATGATGCTATTTCTACATTGAAACCTTTTGAATTTAAAATATCTGCAAGAGCTAAAGCCGCCGCGCCTCTGTAAATTAATTGTTCTGCTCCAACATTACAATTTACTGAAAGATTTGCACCGATTCTAACTGTTTTCTTGGGCATCATTACTTTAACGCTTCGCTCCCATACGTTAGGAATCCTGCTTAAAAATCTGTCGCTGCAAATCTCATCACCAAATTCTTGCCCCCTTTTGACTTTCCGGCGCGGCTGGTACCCAACAAAATCAGCTACATCGGAAAGAATTTCGTTTTTCATTTCTTCAACCGCATCAACTAATCTTTTCGGGCTTTCTTTGAGGCAGTTCATAAATGATTCTTTGCTATAATAGTTTGCCCAACTGCACCTGCCCGTTAAACTCGAATCTATTTCATTTGTTACCCGTATTGCGTTTTCCTCTGTTGCTCCGAAATTGCTCAAAGCGCTTTCGACCGCATCAGAAATTGAATCAAATTGATACCTGAAAACCCTATCGCTGCCTTGTACTGCTTTTCTATTTTCCATAAGAGCTACCTTTCATTTTAAAAGTATTATCGCTAACTCTGTATAAATGTTATCGGCAATTACTTTGTTTGTCAATAGCATTTTTTAGCAATTTTTAGTTTTTTTTAGCATTTTATGAAAATTTATAAGAATAATCTTATCGCTTTTACGCTTTTGCCTTGTGGCTGCTTTATCCGGCTTATAAAGAGACTTGTTGAAATTAGGTTAAATCGTATTGCCTGCTGATTTTTAGCTTAATGGATGGCCGAATAAGAAGGAATTTATTTAAAGGTGCAAGGCAGGTCTACGAGCTTACGCGCCCGCCGTTCCCTGCCTTGACTCTTATGAACTTTTGATTATAGCATTTTATAAAACATTTACAATTGCTGTTGATCCAGTTTTTAAAGCAAGGCGGCTTTTTAATTTCGCCGCCCTGCATTCATTTAATTATTAAGCTACTCTTTTGATTTCGTCAATCGACCAATCAACAAAATATCTGGCTTTTACATCTTTCAGGTTTTTATTATTTGCAATTGCCTTTGCCCCGTTTACTACAAGCCTTGTTGATGCAACCCTGCGAAGTTTATTAGCAGTGATTTTTTCTCTAAGATTTTCAATCCAGCCAAGTAATTCGTTTGCTTTTTCCTCTGGCAAAAGGCTAAGAGCTAAAGCACGTTCCAAATGCTTGTCATAATCCATCTGGACTGTATTTAAAACGAACCTGTCAAGCGTTGCAGTGTCAAGCTGATTACGGCCTACGTACATCATATCGCCGCCCCTGCCAAATGTATTTGCTGCCGCCAAGATGATGCAATCTTTGTGTCTATGATGAACTTTGCCATTTACCGGATTAGAAAACAGACCGTTTGCAAGGGCCGCATTTACGGCAACCATAACGTTTGCATCTGCCGCATCAACTTCATCAAGCAGGAAAACTCCGCCCTTTTCGTAAACATGAACAAAGTTAGATTCTACATATTGCCAGCTTCCATCGGCCTGCGGTAAAATCCTGCCGAATAAATGGGCTTCCGTTACGCCAGCACTCAAAGAGATAAAACCAAATTCCAAATTGAGAGCTTTAGCAATTTGTTTACCAATTGTAGTTTTACCGCTTCCAGCAGGGCCAACAATCATCACATTGCTGTTGCCTTCATTGATGCAATTGATAATTTCGTCAAAGCATTTATGAACTCTTTCCGAAAGCACAGCCGTTACCTTGCCGCCCATCGTAACTTCAATCGGTCTCGGTGATATTTCAGAAACTCTTTTATCAATCAATTCAGTAATTGCAACTTCGTCTAATTGAGGATTTAAGTTTAGATGTTCCTGAATTGCATTCGCCATCATTGCGAATAATTGATTTTGATTTGATTTTTTTTCACCGGCTTTATGTTGACCGCATTCAGCACATCTAACGCCAGCGCCTTTAAGATACCAAACCGAATCAGTTTTAGTCAAAGACCTGCCGCAAGCACTGCATTTATTCCAGAAATTATATTTTACTTTGATAAATTTGCTTTCGCCGTTCACTTCCATTGTGTTTTCTGTTGCTGTCATTGTGTTTTCCATAAGAGTAACCTTTCTGCTTTCCTAAATAAATTTTTAATAATCCCTTATCTGTGCATATATGTTATCTGCTATATCCTCTAAGGTCAACACTATTTTTAGCTTTTTTTATAAAAGTTTAGCATCTTGTAGCTTTTCGGGCGTTTTAATGCCAAAAACGAACATTTTTCAGGAAAAAATTTTTATTTTTTTGAGGATTTTTTAAACCAATTATGCAGATGCTTTCTCTTTGAACTGCCTGCAAATCGTTCTTGTATCTGTGCTTTTATAGCTTATTCCTTCGAGTTTTAAAGCCAAATCGTGCTTTATGTAATATTTTTTATTGTATTTTTCACACAATTCAATTGCCTTTATGCCAAATTCACGCCAATTAATTGTGCTTTTTCTATGGTTAAGAGTTCCGATTTTATAAAGGTCAACTATTTCGTGAGTTTGTTTTATAATTTCTAAACTCTGATCTGCTTCAATCACCGGCTCAAGACTTGCCCACGTTTCAATGCCTTTGCTTTTTGCAATTCGAATAGCTTCGAATCTGTCTGCTGGCAATGCTGCGTTTGGCTCATACTCTTTTGATTTTTCAGAATCAATAAACGTAAGAGTTGATGCAAATGCGTCATACATTCCATACAAATCAAAATCGTTCACCGCTCTGGTGCCGCCTTTGGTCAGAATCTGAAAAGGAATATTGTTTTTCTTGAACGCTGAAAGCACACGCCGTGTGATTTGTTCTTTATCGTTGAGCGGCTGATATGGGTCTGTAAGAAAACAGCAAAGAACTCGTTTGTTAGTTCCTGCAAAAGTGACTGCGTCCTTTTCGATTTCGCGTAAGTTGTTAATCATAACGGTTTGGCCTGTGTCAAACGTTTTACCAAAACTCCGCGCCATATCCCGGGCATAGCAATATTTGCATCCGTGCAGACAGCCATTGTAATAATTGACCGCCAGTAAAGAATATTCTAAAGCCCTGCCTTTTGGTTCATAAATCCCTGACATTTTTGAATCTCCTTAAAATTAAATATCGTAAATACATCCAGCAATTTCTGTTTTTTTGCCGGTAAAAAATAAATCTTCATTGAAGTTTAAAGGCGAATATTTGCTATACTCATTAGCAGATTCATATATGCACCATTCCAGTATGCACCATTCCAGACCATGCCAAACTATTTCGCCACGTCTCTTGCGTTTGTAAACATCGGTAAAATCATCATAAATTACTATATCCCCAGCATAGATTTCTTTGCCGTTCTTATCCTCTAAACCGATGTATTGCATAAGAACGTATCTTTTATTGCTTAATACTTCCCCAAGAGTTACCATTCTTGAACCAAAGGAAAATGCAATAACTATAAATTCCGTGCCATCCTCTGCAATGATATGCTTTTCAAATTGATATCCCATACATTGTAAAGTTTTATCCCAAACTCTAAATTTTATTTTTTCCATTTTTATCCTTCCTTTTATAACAATACTCACTATATACACAATATATACAATAAAATAGATTTGTCAAGCAATTTTTAGCAAATGTTAGAAAATATTTTTTTATTTACACTATAAAAGACAAGTAATTCTTTTTGCGGCTGGCATCGGAATAAAGCTGGACTTTTTTAACTCCGCGAATTTGTAAATATGTGCAGAGCTTTTCGATTCCGTTTTTATTAAATATCGCCGGTATTTTTTCAACCATAGATTTTTTAAATCCTATCGCGTCAAGCAGACCCCGATGCAAACAGCCGTAAAGAGTTTGAATGAAAGTGACAAAGACAGTTTTTCCGGCTGCTTTAGGATTTTTGAAAATCGCTTCAAGCTGATGGAATGGAACGCCATAAGCATCAAGGTCGATAATGTCAAAGCGGCTCAAATCCATTGCCTTAATAAACTTAACGTTGTCACCCACAAGGTAAATGCCATCGCGGTCTTTTTTAACATCAATGCCGACAACTTCAAATTCAATATTCGGCCTGATATGTTTTATGTAATTCCAGATTTTTCTATTTCCACAATAGCAATCAAGGACTCTAATTTTTTTCTTGTCTGGCAGATTGTCCAGCCGCAGTTTTATTTTTGTAAATAAATAACTATTGTCAGTTTGAACTGGTTTCATATTGTACCTCCTGAATTGCACGCAAAGGGGCGATATGCTTTTCGACTTCACCGATTAAGTCAGGCGGGAAACTCAAAAGAATATGCGTACACTTAAAGGGCTTCAGTTCAACTTCTTTCTTTTCCAAACCTTCGGCGGCTGCCTGCGAATCAACATCTTCAGGCGTCAAACTACCTGCCGTATCTGCCAACAGTTTTTGAATGTCTGCATCTTCAACACTGACGGAATCAAGTAACTGCTCAAACTGTTTTCGACTTCCATCGGCCATTGATCCAAGCGGGTCAAGCGTCAATAAGATTTTAGCTTCGGCTTCATCTGACCAATTGCCAATCAGAACCGGCACAAGGTCTTTTGGATTTACGGCCTGCTGTCGAGCGTGTCCATCAATCAATCTTTTTGTTCGCTCGTTATAAAGCAGCACACCGGCCCAGCCGATTTCTGGGTCATTCAAAACAGACTTGATTGCCCGCTGCTGTGTCTCTGAATGTCTGCGCCAATTTTTCGGATTAGGTGAAAGCGTCCCTGCTTCAACCCATTCTAACCTTAATTTCTTTTCGTTGTTTGACTTAGCTGCATTATCGCTCATAGAAAATTCCTTAAATATTTATAAAAAAAACTGAAAAAGAAAGAAAACACAAATGGTTGAGTGTTCCCTACGAGGTATTGGACTTTTTTGCCTTCGGTAGTACCTTTTTGAAAATATTTGTAATTGTTGTTGTAATATATATTTTTAAATCCCTGCTAAACTTCTTTAGCCTTACGTAGCAAAGAGTAGAACGCAAGAGGGTGTCTATGATACCTAACAAGCAAGCACGCAATGTAGGGCGGATTAGACTCATTGTTGACCATTCTCTTTTTTGTTATCTTTTCCCTTATCAATCAAGGGCTTTAGCATATTAACCAATGCCGCTTGCTGATTAACAACCTTACTGTCTATTTTGTATTTGCCTGACAAGGCATCACGGCACTTATCAGAGCAAGCAATTAAACGCCTTACGTTGTTTAACGGTTCTTTCACGGTTATATCACGTATAAACCAATGCTTAGGAGATGCCCCATTTACTGCAACGTGTTTATTATCACAATTATCACAAGCATATATAATCGACATAGCTGCACCTGACCTTTCAATCCTCAACAGTATTGTTTAAATCCATTTCGAGACAAACCCTGCTATTAAACTCTTTACGAAGCTGGGGCGTACATTGATAGACCTGATAACCGGGGAACGTCTGCAATTTATAATTCAATGCCTGAAACTCACGCACGTCCGGCCTAACGGCAAGCCATAACATTTCGGCTTGTATTTTCTCTACTGTGTCAAAGTCTGTAATGCTTATTCGTTTGATGCTTTTTTTATTTCCTGCCATGACATATACCTCCCGATGCTTTTTCTTGTGTCGCTGATTTCTCTTGAGATTGTAAGGCCCGCTACCAATATTGCCATCGGCACGCTGCCGAACACGGCCCCGATAACCAAACCGATGTAAACAATCGCCCCTAAGAATGACCAGAACTTCTCTGGGTCATCGAATAATTTATTTAGTTTTCCCATAATTAATTGCCTCCATTATCAAGACCGGCAACGCAAAGTATTTCAATCTGACTTCCAGCGGCAGCTTGTTTTTTTATCGCTTCTAAGCAAGCCTCCAAAGATTGAACCCTGTCATCACTTAGCCCAAATGAAATATTTAATCGCTTGTGTTCATCTCTCAACGCTTGCACCTTCTTTTCATAGGTTTCAAGAAGGGATTCTATATCGTCAGAATAATCAATGGCTTCCCCTTTTGTCATACCCGCTTTGATTTTTATTCTAAACTCGTTAAGTTTTTCTTTTATCTGATTCATTTTTGCCCTTTCTGTTTAAGAAACCTGCCCCGCTCAAACAACGAGGCAGGCTTGGAGTATTTAACACATAACTTTATTGATGACGCTATACGAACCCGCTCCAAAAACCTAAAGGCTTTGTGTCGTTATGGCTTATAATCATGATCCAATCTTTATTGCTAAATAGATAAAAGATGACAAATACATACATTTCAAAAACTGGATGCCATATCCAGCCAGACACCACACGCAGGCCATGCAGATACTTTGAACACTTCGAGCATAATTCCTTTTCCATGTCAGCCATAGTTTCGCCTTGCCCTGCGTCATCGGCTGAACACGTATAAGTAAAGACGAAATCGACTGATGCCGTGTCGTTGCTGCCAGTATAAAATGTGTGTGTTGATTCAATCATTTAATGTGCCGTCCAACATCCTGAACCCAATAGAAAGCCTTGAATTGTATGAGGGTAAAGACGTTCGCGGTTCTGTGCCGTTATCAATACACGCCCCGCTTCTGTGAAATTGTTTACTGTAATCAATATCTCTTTGTTTTGCTGCTGCCAGCATTGCAGGTGTAGTTTTGGAATTGAATAATTTATAATGTCCGTGAACGCATTTTTTGCAATGTAAGTTGTGCATATCATCGTCAGATATAACAAGGTCATAGCAGCAATTGCATTGATAGTATTTTTTCATATTGTATAGACCTCCTTGTCTTTAAAATGCCTGCCGCACTGGTAGCAAAGCACGGCAGGCTGCATGAACCACTAACATCAACTGTTAAGTGTTTTTTCCGGTGTTTGTGTATCTACCTTCAATAAACCAAGCTGCTTTGCATATTCCTGTACCTGTGCCAGCAGTTTTGTTTTATCCGCCAGCAGAGCCGCAATCTGGTCTTTGAAATCTTTAACTTCGTCCTCCGTGTACATTGACAATTTTAATGTATTAAGGGCTTCGTTCTTTGCGTTAGTAATACCAAGTTGATATTCAGCTTCACTGTAATTGACTTTTAGTGAATCTTTTTCGATTTGATTCTTGGCAATCTCTATTTCGTCATCTGTGTACATCGTTCGGCTCTTATACCAATTGACAAACATACCAGCTAACGAACTGCCGCTTAATAAGCCCAGGGCCATTGCAAGCAGACCATTTTGCCCAAAGACAGATTGTTGATCTGCATCGGCTTGTTGCTTCGCAATTATTGCCTGCTGTGTGATTTTGCTATAAACTGATTTGTCCAAAGTAATTTGATATTCTAAATCTGCCTGTTTTTTGATATGTTCAAGGTCTGCATTAAACATAGCATCAACCAAATCAGCTTTGCTATTCCAGAACCAACCTTTGCGGTATGGAACTTTTACAAAACCATTAGCATCGGCCTTTGCTTTTGGATAAGCATATTTTACAGCCGGTTGCGGTACATCAGCCGGAGTAAGTTTGTTCTGTACAGTTGAACATCCTAACAGCGCGGCCAGCATAATTGTCGATAAGACAAAGATGGCTAACATTGAAATATTTAAAATTTTCATATTTTGCCTTTCATTAAGAAAAAATGTTACTGCTTACGCTTTCTTTGCGAATTCATCCGGATACTGCATTTGGATTGTTTTCTTTTGTGCTGCCGTCAATTCCCCCGGTAAAAGCGAAACTATAGCTCCGCAGTTTGGACATCCGAAGACATAACCATTTTTCAGGTTGCTATTATTAGCTGTGTTAAACTTCGCTCTGACATTTGAGTTTGCAATCTTCATCGGAAAATTGTTGTTGTTAATTCCCAAAAATGCAGTGAACTTGTGTTTTCTATCAATTTGACATTGCATTGTTTTGAGAGTGGTAAAAAGCAAAGGAATATTCAATAATTCCTCACCTCCTACCTGATATATTTTTTTGTCAAAATTGGCTTTCACATTACCCGTTCCTCTGTATTCATCATCAACCGAATCCCAGACGAATCCATTCCATCGGCATAAGTTGCCTTGATGAAATTTTAAATCCCCAACTTTCGGGCCTCTCCTTAAGTTTGCGATAACCGCAAATACGAAAGCCGTAGCTGCTATAACAATTCCGATTTGACTTAATACTGTTGCATTCATTAGATGCTCCTTTCAAAAAAATAAATATTTATGCTTTTTTGATGTCAAACAACATTGGTTGACTATCAATAGTTACCAGTTTTTTTTCTGCTTTCATGGGCCTAACTGCATACTCTACGACAAGAGGACGCTGGCCTTTTGGCTCAACGAGCATTTCAATCTTTACAAATTCACCTGCTGCTTTCGCAGGGTCATCAAATCCGTACGCCCTGACAAATGCAGGTTTGAAACTCGCAAGAACTTCAAGAACGGTTTTCATAGAATCAATATCCAGCAAAATGCCAAACTCTTTGAACATTACTGCGATAGTTGATAAGGGATGCTCATTCATATCGAGCGTTGCTGTTTTTGTGAATCGCTCACGGCTTAAGGTTTCATCAACCTTTTTCCATTCAACGCCGTTTCGTTCGTCTGGTATTTGAACGAATAACCCGTCTGCTAAAATGTAGTAGCTCGGTATTAATTCAAATTCTTTGGGCTTTTCAATTCGCAAAATCTGATTGCCGTCTGTCGCTGTGATAAAATCTTCACTAACATCGACAATGAACATTTGCGAATCTTCGTCATCGGCCCGCACTAGATTGATTAATTTGCCCCATTTCTTATTTATTCGTGGAAAGCCATAGTAATTACTGAACACTTGACACCTCCTGACTGTTTAAGGTTTTGATACTTACCACCATTTTTGGTACGTCACCGTAAACTTTATCTGCTATTACATTTGAAATAACTGAATCATCTGCCCAGAAAATGCCATTAAGCGAATCACAAACAAACTTGATTAAATTATCAACGTCCGGCCTGCTGACATGCTGCAAAGGTGCATCGGGCCTAAGTTCACCATTTTTTTTGTAGTGGCTTTTGGGCCTTTTAAAATAAAAGGTGATATGAAGCGATAACGCTTGCTCAAATGGTTTTTCTGGTCTTTTCGCAAACGCCTGCGAAATAAAATTTTCTTTTTCCTGTTTGTTCGGGTCATACGTTCCGACAAATTTGCCGCGCCGAAAGAACTTCGGACGCTTCAAAGATTTCGGGTCTCCCAGAACTTCAAACTCAATTTGCTGCTGTTGTGTCATCCGTGACCTCACTTTCATTTAATTCCTGATGTTTTGCTTTCTGGCAACGCTTGCCGCAGAAATACATATCAAGATGCTCATCGTATACCGTTCCATCGCCCTGATTGCTGACTTGAGCGCCGCATGATCCGCATTCAACCGTTTCGTAGTACAATCCATCATGTTCACTTGTATAACCCATAACCTTTCCTTGCCGCCGCTTCCCGTTCTTTGATTCGTTTCAGATAACACGCCTTGCAGAGCAATTCTTTGGTGTCATCCGTGACTACAAAAGCAACAACGTTATTATGATTTTTGCACGGGTATTTGCCGTTGTAGTTCATAAGTGTTTGCAGCTTCAAAAATATCTTTGAGCGTCCACGGCCTTTCTACTGGCAAGAACGGGGCGCGTACTTTACCGACTGAACGCAATCGCTGTGTTGAAGGCCAAATGTCGAGCATCCAGCCAAGTTCTTCGTGTTCAATCCTGTAATGGTATTCGCTGTGTCGAACAATCCGCAGGTTTTTTGCAGTTTCAAAAGTTGTTATGTCGATACCGTGAACAGCATTTTTCAAATTGATTGATTTTTGTTTTTGGCGTTCAAGACGCAATGCTTTAAAACTATCTATCGTTTCTCCCATGACGTTATGCCTCCTGATAGCCAAGGCCAAACCATCTCATCAGCTTCACGCCTTTACCATCTGCTGATTTTCCGAAACGGAATAAACCAAGGTCATATTCTTTAATAAATTGCTCTTTGACTTCTTTCAGAGATGGCTGGAATTTTTTCGCTCCAATTCGCAGCAAATGCTGTTTGTTTGCATTGATGATTTTTTGACCTTCCGCGGAGTTGATTTTTTCATGCAGTTTCTTTGTATAATAATTAATGCACTTCATGCAAATTTTATAGAGTGAAGGTTTTTTCTTTTTCATTTCAGTAAGGGTCATCTTTGGTCTGCATGGTATTGGAATTTCGATGCAGATTGTGGCGGGATGATTGACGCAATTATTTCCGCACGTACATTTTGCAGTCTTTTTATTCATATTGATTCCTTTCAAAATGGTCTGTCATCGTCAGCGTCTCCGACAATCGCTTCAGCGGCTTCGTTTGACCCTGACCAATCAAGATTATTTAATTCGTTTTCTGTTTCATGTGAAACATTTGAGACTTGTTGACTTTGTGCTGTTTGTAATTTTTTAGCAACCTCTGCAAGCTCTGCCTCAATAACAGTATTTATTTCTTCCGTCTGCTTTTGATTTTCAATAGCTGCTTGCCCTGCCGTTTCTTTGGCAGCAAGGTGTAATTCGTATCTTCTTTTTGACATTTCGCCATTTGTAGTTTTTGAAAAGCCGACCCATTCGCCGCCATAACATTCTTTCAATCTTGCAGCTAATTGATTCATTGCTTTTTCATAAATCGCATCTGACAATTGAACCGTCAAAGGCTCTACATACACCGGCTGGTATTGTCCTATTTTTCGCCAGTCATTATGATTGACCAATTGAACAAAATAGCCGGTTTCAATGATAGTCTTTTTTGTAGTAGGAACTTTGGTTCTTTTGGCTGTGCGAATATCCCGGGCAAAAGAAATAAACTTTTTCGGATTAGGTGAACTATTGTTACCTTCTCTGTATAGCTGCTCAACAGCCTGCTTTGCCGTTTCAGGGTCAAACTCCATTAAAATACTAATCCAGCTTTCGAGTTCTTGCGTTGAAACGGTATGCTCACCAGTTTCTTTGTCCCATGAACCCCATTTTGTCCAACGGGGAAAAATCTCGCTTTCAATGAAATTTTTTGCATCTGCTTTAAACATCTTACAGCCCTGCCAATCTTTGAGAATTTACATCATTGCGAGTTGTTTTTGCTGACGATTGATTGCTATTGAGCTTCTTTGCAGCACCACCGCCCCGCTCTTGCTCACGGCAGAGCCAGTTAGTAATAAACCTGCCCCACTTTGATTTGCGTTTGTCTGGATTCGAAATAAGCCAAACGCCCATTTGCTTAAGTGCCTTCTTAATGTCAACTGCTGGGTATGCCTCTGACCATTGCTGTTCATCTTCGATTGTAATGTTTTCAAATTGTCTGGTTTCGTAGTTGAAAGAAATTGAAAGTTTTGTTTTAACATCATCACCATCATCATTAATTTCATCTATGTTGAATAACGGTGAAATAACGGTGCTATCACCGGTGCTTAACTTCGCAGTTGCTTCCTGCTGCTTTTCCATTATTATTTCCATTCCCTTTTCCATTCCCTTTTCCTTCTCCTTTACGGGCGGTAAGTTTTCGGACGGTGCTGGGATTGAACTTTCTTTCTCGGTGTGGTGTGGTTTTTGATGCTTATTCCAATTTACGATTTGTATATAATTAATTCCGCCAACTGAATAACGGTTAATGAACGGTTTGCCTGTGGAGTTTTTCGGTTTAGCTAAAAGCGATAAGCAGCCATCTACATTCACATTATCATAAGGGAATATTTCGACTTTCAATCGCATCGGCCTATCTTCCATCCTGCCTGCTTTATCTGCCATACACCAAAGTCCAGCAAAAAATAATCTGGCATCAAGCGGCAAGGCGGCAACATCTTCGTCCTTGAAAAAATCTGGTTTTAAATATCGTATTCTCATAATGCTACCTCAAAAAGTGTCCTGCAATTGATGTGTGACAGATGGAGCTTTACAAATAATCACAGGACACACTTTCATCATCTATGGGCCGCCACGAATTAAGCGCGGCGGTGTTCATTCTTAACTCGCCTGCGAAGTCCAGAACATTGTCAACAAACTTTGACATTTCTGGTTTATTCATTTGGCTTGTACGGAGAATTTCGCCATCATTTCCAACATGCCCGCAGAGTTGAATTAATAATTCATGCACGGCCTTTTCTGTTATTGGTATTTCTCTATGTATGCCTGCAACCTCAATCTCAACAGTGTGCCCATCCCTGACAAGTTGCTGGTGAATCTCTGGAAGCAATAACGCGCGGTAGTAACCAAGTTGCTTTGATGTTTTCGGGTTTCGCTGCTGACTTCTGATTGCATTTATCGTGACCCGCAAAAACAATCCTTCATTTTCTCTAAGCAAATCGCTGATGAGTTGAGGTTGCATAAAAACTAAAATTCCATTTTTAGCTTGTGCGGCATACATAGATTATTTACTTCGCCCCCTTTGCGGCTTCTTCTTTCTTCAAGGATTCCTGCAAGCCTGCTGCGCCGCTTTTCTTAGGTTCTTCATTCTGTGCTGTTAAAGGAGGGAAGGCTTCTTCCGCTGTTATATCACCGTCTTTAATTGCTGTTTTCAAGCCGGTTAAAGTTATCAGTTCTTCTTCGCCCAATTCTTCTTCGCCATTGATTGCGAGTGCTGCCCAGACTCGTTTAGCGTCAATGCACAATTTCTTGATCCATTGCAATGCACGTTCTCGCCTTAACGCCAGCGGTTCATTGCTGCCGAAAGCTGTTTCTTTCGCAAGATTGACAATAGATTTGCAAAGGCTTTTAGGTACTACTCTGAAAATTGCATCACGCAGTGCTTTTGATTGAGCGGCTTTTGCGACAACTAATCGCATTCGTTCGTTGTATGGCCTGCCGTTTCTGTCAACAGTGCTTTCGATTACGTCTGCTTTTGCTGCATAGTTTGATTCCAAATCAAAAGCCATACCTTGAGCTTTTACATACTTTGGATGCGTTTCAGTGATTATGCCGCCGACTCTCAAATTGCCATAACTCGCAGCAACGATTTCAGCCAAGCGAATTGATTCACCTTCGGCATATACTACCTTGCCGCCTTCTTTACCAACAGGACGCCTGTAAATGCAAGATTCGGCTGTTTCTTTGTCAACAGAAACCATTTCTTTTGCACGTTTTGTGAATAATGAAATTGAGCGCGGGAATTGATGTGCTGTTGCAATCTGCATGTCGATTGATGCCCGTTCCATTACCGACAAGGCGCTACGTTCTGCTGAAACTACTTCAACATTTTCGGGCGGTATTTGCTCTTGTGTGTTTTCTTCATCTGACATAAATTTGATTCCTTTCAATTCTTTGCCGGTTTGAATCTCAAGACCCTGTGCCTTGATTCTTTAGTGAAGGCTTTAAAAATGTCTGGGGCTTCTTCTTTGAGCCTTGCAGAATCCAGACGTTTAGAACCTTGCTCGTAATAAGTAATTGTTCCAAGGCCGCTTCGTCCTTCTTCGCAGCTATTCAAAGCTACAAGCAATTCTACTTGTGCTTTTTCAAGTTCTTCCTCTGCCATATCAACAGCAACTTTTGCATCAATCCATTTGCTAATAATGTCATCTTTGAGGTATGCTACGCTACTTGGCTGCCGTTTCATTTTCTTTGCAAGTTCTGGGCTGGGCATTGAGTTTTCAGGTTCAACATTAGCAAGGACATTTTCCTCCCAAAATTGCGTAGCTCGGTTTGCGATAATTTCGCAGAGGCCTTTAAAACGATGGACTTCAAACATCACGAAGCCACGCCCGCAAATAAATACAGGTATGTGGCAAGTGTATGCATTGGCTGCCATCATGTGAACATGGGATTGTATTAAAACTCTTTCTGGAACATCATCGGTATAAGGTTCGCCCCATTGTTCTAAAGTCATACCAGACATTAGGCCGGATGTTTTAGCCTCCACCGGATTACTTGTTGATTTAACCCGGGCATCAAGATTAGATGCTATTGGCAAACCTGCAATTTTGATATGTACATTTCTTTCGAGTAAACCGAGGTGTTTTTCGGCCCAATCAAGCACGCCATTTTCAAATAATGTGCCTGCTTCCATCGCTTCATTTTCTTCCATATCCGGCACACGGTTTGTTTTATCCAGCCAGACGTCATAAGCGGTTTTAAAAGGGTCGCGGCCTAATATTGCGGCCATATCGCTTGAACCAAGAGATTGTTTGCGCAGTTTCTGCTGCTCGCTTGTAATAGGCATATAATAAATCTCCAAATATGTTATTTTTTCAAGGTTGCAAAAGGTGAATTTGCAAATTCCCTGCTGTACATTAGATGTAAAATAACTATGCTACTAAGGCCTTTGGTGCCCCGATTACTGTTTCATTCTTCGCTGCATCTAAAATTACTTTGTCAAGTGAGGATTCTAAAAACAAATGCCCTTTAGAACCTTCAACAAATACCCTGCGTAAGCCCTGCAATTCAAGTTCTCCGACAATTGAAAAAAATGTTGTCCGGCAGATATGAAGGCGAGCAGCGCACTCTTTGACATTAATCAATCTTTCCATCTTTGTCTTTGACCTTTGGTAAATTTTCGTCAAGCAATAAACGGATTGCAACTGAAGGCTTTAAGTTCTTTAATTCGCCGAGTAGGTTGATTCTAGCCATTAAACTAGGCTCTCGGTCTTTTGTGATGAAAACAGTCCTTTGTTCCTTGTACATCCCTGTTACTCCTTAAAATAGCTTAAATGATTTAGCATAGTTTAGCATTTGTTAGCAGGTTGTCAACAAGAATATTAAAATATTTTTATTTTTTTTAAAAATAGTTGGATTGCTAAATTTTTTTATAATTTTTTATAAATTGTTTGCATTTGCTAAAGAAATAATTATGATACTGTTATTTATGGACTTTTTATTTATTGATATAAAAGATTGTATTTTGTATATTTTTAATATAATTTAATATGGAGGTTTTATGGCCAGCAGTTTAGAGCAATTTAATGTTAGAGTTCCGCCTGATTTAAAAAAGAGTTTCGAGGAGACACTTTTAAAAGGTGTTTCAAGTCAGCATGTCACCACTGCAATGGTTAGGCTTTGGGTTTCCCTGCCTGAAAACATTAGGGTTGAATTGGTGATTGCGGAATCTACCGGCAAGGGTGATGCGTTGAAAGATACTTTTTCTGAAGTAGTGAAAAAGATTTGCCAGAAAGAGATTGAGATTTATTTCGATAAGAACGGTAAGCAAGGCCGCAGAGGCGGGAAATAAATTTTTTCCCCAAACGTTGATGAATTGCATTGCTTACGACAGTTTCAAAAAGCTTTTGATTCTTCACTTCTTCCACCTTGTTGCAATATAATAATGTAAAATGTATCGATTCTATTCAAAATAGAACACACTTATAAATTATATAATACATTGCAGCTTGCAGGTCAAGTAACTTTTAGCATTTTTTAGCATTTTTTATTTTTTAAAGGATATTTGAATCTGACAGAACAACATCTTCTAATATTTCGGCAGCTTTAACCGCAAGAGCATCATTTAATTTCGCATATACTTCGGCCATTTTTATACTTTTTTGGCCAAGTAGAGATTGCACCAAGGATAGTCCATCATCACCTTTTTCTTTTCTGATTTTTGTAGCTGCTGCATGTCTAATTTGATATGGAGTCCATTCATCGTAAGGTTTAAAATCTTTAAGGTCTCCGCCATTTTCGATATGAATTTTTTTGCGTGCTTCATTCATTCTTTCAATCGCTCGCTTGATTGAATTTCTATAACTGCTTTCAGCGTAGAACTCACCAACTTTCGCCTCTTTGTTATCGCAAGCATCTATGGGCTTAAATATATAATCGTCTTGCCTACATCCAATAAGAAGCGGAGCAATTATATTTTGAGCATGTTTGTTGATTATGATTTTTCTGTTATGACCTCTCCACTTTGTTTTATGCCAAGCTGGTTTGTATGTCCAATATTCTGTCGAACTGTCAATATCGCAGGGACGCATTATGATAATTTCGGTCGGTCTTGATCCAGTGTAGAATTGTACAAGAACCATTGCTCTAACTATTTCATTCATATAGGGCAAAGTCTCTTTTAAAATTTCGATGGAAACCGCTTCTCGTGTTTTACAAGGGACAACCCCGGGCGTTCTGCTTGTAACATTTTTTATAAGTGTAAGCGAATACGAAACATTCTCTAACACAATTTCGCCGGTTACGCCCCATTCAAATAATCGCCTAATAAAATCCGCACGCTCATTAACTGTCTTTACCGATAGAAATTTTTTGTCTTTACGATTAACCATTTTGTTGCGAATATCTTTAAACAACTTAGGGCCAAACTCATTCACGGGCATTTTGTCATATTCATCAAGCAATTGCATCGCCAGCTTAACTTCATTGTTCATTGGACTATTAGGCGGGTAATAATCGCGCATTTCTTCTATGAATGATTTTTTGAGTTCTCCGATTGTGACTAATGAAGGGTTTTTGCCTTTTAATTTTTGCTCTGCTTCGTCCCAGATTCTTTGCGCAATGGTATAAGCCAGAGCTTCACTTTTGGTTGCTGGTTCATTTGTTCTAGCAAGCGGTATTGTCCTGCGCTTGAGTTCCCCGGCAAGTTTTACTTTCCAATAATACCGGCCATCTTTTTTGTAAATACTGCCTTTAAAAGTGTACTTCTTCAACAT